ATTGCTAGAACTATTTTGTCCATATACCACATAGCGATACCGCCCCGCTAAGGTAAGACCTACGGTCGTTACTGTGAGCTGCGTTATACGCACATTTTCCAACACTACGGTTGCAACCTGTGCAAGTTCTTCGCCCGTTGTGCTATTCTCTTCGTGTGTGATTATGATAAGATAATGAGTGAACGCAGTAGCGAAGTACTGGCGTGCCTCATCTAATGAAAGAAATACGGTTTGATTCGCTGTGTTAGTAGTTAGATATATCATGCTTATTTATTTAAAAAGGGGCAGTACAAGCACCGCCCCCTTTACACACAATGAATACAAAAACAACAAGACAAAGTCTTAGTAAGCAGGGCTTACAGTAATACCTGCAAAGTTGTCAAATGGTACAGAGGTAAACGGCTCAAGGTGTACAGCCGGAGCAAGTTCTTCTGCAACTGTAGTAACCTGGTAACCCATCAAATCAGCTTTCTGCGCTCCTGATTGTACAGTACCTGCGGTCAACTGTGAGCCTTCGCCCGCTCCAACCAACAAGATTTGGTCATCATTCGTACGAACAAAAACAATCATTTTCGCCTTTGCTACGTTCAAGAACTCATTACGCATGTCTTGATTCAACTTACCGAATGTCCATCCAACTTCCTGTGAAAAGTAAAGTGTACCTGTTTCCAAGTTTTTGTTTACTGTCTCAATGTATGAACCGCTGTTACGGAATGGAACGTAACGGTAAATAGTAGCCGTAGGCAATCCGTCTACTTCGCCATTAGTACCACCATAAGTGATACCACTTTCAAAGTCTTCGTAGTTAGCAATAAGTACTTCCTTAACCCCGCCAATACCTTCGAGGCATCCGAGGCTGAATCCTGTGGTTAATTCACAAGCCATGTTTTATATAGTTTTAAAAGGGGGTTGTTACACCCCCTTAGTTATTAATTATGCTCCCCAGTAGGTGATGTCTTCACCAACTGCAATCTGTGCTCCGAGGTAGAAACGTGCACCGTAACGTACGTTTTGTGATCCATCCAAGTTCTGCATGTCCAAGATGAACACTTCGTTCATTTGGTTTTCCTGCCATGTACCAAGCATCAAGTTGCTAGGTTGAGCGAAGATGATATTGTTTGCAGTCATACCCGGACAAACGTAGATATCGTACATTCCTACGAAACGACGGTTAACCTCAGGACCACCTGTCAAGTACCAACCGTTGCCAGCAGCGATTTGCGCTTGCATGTAAGCTTCCCATGCAGCCTGACCCATGTACAGTGCAGGCTTTTCAGCAGCACCCTTCACAGCAGAGTTTGCAGTGTTGATGATGTCCCAAATGGTAGCGATAATGTTAGTAGCGTCCAAAGCACCTGAACCCGCAGAAACAGCATTTGAACCTGCTGCCTTGATTAAAGTCTCGAAACCATCGTACTGTCCTGCAGTAGCGTTAACACCGCTCCACATGACAGTCTCGTTAGCGGCAGCGATACCACCAACCAAACGGCCTATGATAGCGTCTTGGATTTGTGTGTTCACACGGCCTGACATTACATCGGCAGTAGTCCAGTCAATGAAGAAATCTTTCTTACAAATTTGACGCTGTACCTGAAATTCTTCAAGAGTCAAAATGCGCTCAGTCAAAGTGATCGTGCCTGTTGGCGTGAAATCACAAGTGCCTGCGGCAAATGTTACGGTGTCATCAATTTTACGTACTACTGATTTGTAAGGTACGTTTGGCTTCATTGTCACGTACTGTGCAGAAACGTTTGACAAGAGTGCCTTTGCTACGATTTCACCAGCTAATTCACCTGCATAGGTGGTGGTGAGTGAAGTTGTTGTTGGCATTTTTAAATAAAATTATGAGGTGAATTAATTTACTTTTTTGCGCGAATGCTTTCCATGAAGTCGCTGAATGAGTTACCATTCGATGCAACCACAGGAGCGGCATTCTTTTTAAATTCTTGTGACTTTACAGAAGGTACAGCCGGGGCTTTCTTAACTGAAGCGAGTTCAGCTTTTACGGATTCGGCATCCTTCTTAGCGTTTTCTACTGCGGCAGCTAGTTCAGTCTTTTCGACTTCAAGTGCAGCAATGCGTTCAGACAATTGACCGATTACGGCAACGAGGTCTTCGCTGCTCATTTCAGTAGATTGTTCTTCGCGCTCGATTTCTGTGATGGTGCCTTCTTCGCCTACATAGACTTTAGTTACACCGTCTTCTAGCAGGTATTCACCCGCAGGTACAGGAACTGGGTTGCCGTCAGCATCTAGTGTGAAGATGTCAACACCTACTACCCACTCATCAGCTGTTGAGTAGATTTTGGTACCATCAGCAAGCGTGCCTTCTACGGCAAACTTTACTTCGGTAGCTGCTTCAGTTGTTTCCTCTTCAAACTTGATACCCAACGCAGATGGTTCAATGCCGTACTTTGTGAAGACTGCTTTGATTTGATTTTTGATATCTGACATGTTTGGTAATTTTGGTATAGTAGACAAAACGCGGTTTTGTTGCATACGCCAAATTGATTACCTTAGCGACTGTAAAAAATTACATACATTATGACTACCAAACAAACCATGCCCATGGACACTAAGATTAGTGTTAGGCTAAATGAGAAACAACTAAAGGTTGTGCAAAAGGCTGCGAAGGCTCACAAGATGAACCTAGCAGAATATGTTCGTGCGTGTATTCTTTGACCAATAGGTATAATAAGCGAAAAAAAGAAGGCCCTCGTTTGGGCCTTTCTTTTTAATCTTAAATACCTAAATACTTTCGGTTACACTAACCGCTGCTAATATATCAATAAAATGATTCCATTCCCGTTTCTAAACTTAACCATTTGCCCGTGCTTTCATTTTTGCCATTAGCAGGTAAGAACTCCATGTAGGCTAGTAGCTTTGCTTCTTCAGTTAAGGACGGATTGAACGTGAGTGTGCGATTGACTATGTTGTACGCATTTTCACCACCCGCTTGAAGATTAAGCGTGCTGTCTTCAGTTGGATTTTGACCGATGTCAATAGTGCTACCGTACACGTTCATGGTTGTGGGTGTGCTACGTTCACCATTGTACAGTCGATACATCTGCTTATATCCACCATAGGTTTGACCAAAAGAATTGATAAGCACTTTGTAATTGAAAGTGTTTGCATCTATGCCGTTAATGTATACCGTGCTTTTGACTTGTGTTGGGCTGATGTTTTCAATGTCCATAGCAATTGATGTGATGTGCGTTTCACCCTTAACAGGTACGATAGGGAATACCCAGCGACAGTTCCAAATCATTTCTTGTTCAGTCATGTTAGAAAGCTTCAAGAATTCAGCTTTACGCAGTCTACGCTTTGGCGTAATCGCGCCACGACTTGTCCATTTCACAACGGTCTTGCCTGTTGCATCCTTACCTAGTACACGTGACTTGTACTGCACCCGCATAAGTGGGTCTATCATATCTTCAGCTACACCATTGAGCACAGTTTCATAAGGCTCATATGTAAGGTCTATGCGATCAGCGTTAAAGTACATATTGCTTTCTACATAGTAAACAGTTTGCCCGGCTACACCACTTGGAGGTTCATGCTTTATCCACTTGCTAGGACAATGCAACTGGTATCCTTTCGGTGTCATGCCCCCTAATTGAAAGCTCATGTTGTATAATGCCATGCTCGCATAGTTGAGCGGATACAATCCAAACAGTTGTGTGTTGGTTGTCTTTTCAACCGTGTACGTTATAACGTTTTTGCCTGTGCTAAAATCATTGTTTTCGTACACGACAAAACCATTAGTGATGCGCGTATTTATTTGCCCGTTATAGGCTTCAAATTCGGGGGGTAATCCTAGCACATCAAGTGCCTTTTCAATGTTAATCATATGTGTTATTTATTGGTTGCTTTGCTTAGTAGTTCATCAAGCTCCATCACCAATTCTGCTTCGTAGTTTTTAACACCACTCATGGCTACACCTACCTCGTTAAAGAATCCTTCGATGCTGTAACCTTTTATCTTGCCTTCCTTTACGTCATCCCACACGTGGTCTTCGTCTACATGCGTACCAATAAACCATGTACCATCAGGCAAATCAGGTAATCCTAGTTCAATGCTCTTATCATTCTTACCTTCTTTCAACCATGACTCAACAACGGTCACGCCCGTGACTGGTATTTCGTGTTGAAGGTTAGTGGTATGCTGCAAGTTTTTCTTAAAGAACTGATGCGCTAATTGTTGCACGGTCTTCTTTTCAAAGTACACATAATAGGCTTCGCCCTTGTCATCATAGCGAAGTATCTCCTTATCCGGGATTAGTGCAGGGCCGTATAGCATCCTACGTTCTTCATCCACTTTAGCAAGTTGCATCTTGCTTAGTGCAATCCAGTTTTCTTCTATGGCAGGCGCATCGACTAAGCCCATCGCGGTAATACCCAAACGGCCTTCTTCATCAATTACACATTTTACTACTTTTCTTTTTTCCATTTTTCAAAGTTATTTATATTTGACACGTTTTCATCATAGCATTGTTTTCAATAGGTTTAGTTTCAGAGACCGTCCAAACGTGGGCGGTTTTCTTTTTATCCTATCCTAGATAAGTCTTCAACTTTAATGCGCACTTCTTGTTGACTTGCCACATCACCCGCAAGCACATACGCACGGGGCGTGACTTGTTCAGGTCTATCTTGCAAGAAGGCAGAAGCGAATGGATTAAACTGAGCGGTTTCTGCACCACCACCACCGCCGCCACCATCTAATGAAGGAGGTGGATTTTCATTCGTTGCAGGTGGTGTGCCTCCTTGAAATTCTTGCTTTGCAATGGTTGCTACGTTAGCGATACCCGCAGCGATTGCCGAACCCGCAGCAATGAATGGCTGTGCCGGGAAAAGAATTGTTGCAGGGTTAGCAGCTGCACTGGCAAAGATTGCGTTTGCACCCTTATACGTGTCAACTGTGGCCTGTGCTATGCTTATTGCCTTCTGTATTTTAAACGCACGTTTTGCGCTTGCTTCATCTTTCTTAGCTAATGCACCAACAAGCGCACCTATTGAACCTAATGCTTCACTTGTCAATGCTAACTTTGCATCTTGTACGGCTTTTTCATTCTGTATACGTCTTTCTGCCGATAACTTTTCTTGGTCATTTAATGCCTGTTGATAGGCTGCATCAACTTCAACTGTACTTTCACCTGCCTGTATTGCCTTTTCACGTAAGTCTAAATACTTGTTATCAATGGCAATGATTTCCTGTTGATCAGCAGTAAGGTTCTTTGCATCCTGTTCAGCACGTAATGCGGTGATGGCTGCATCGTAGTCTTCTTCTGCTTTCTTACGTTTGGCTGCTTCGGCTTCTGCGGCTGCGGTCTTTCTCTTTTCCGCTTCTTCAAACTCTTTTACGTTTTCCTCGTATAGCTGATTTACTAAATCGCTTACTTCTTGTTCTGCTTTTAGTCGTTCTTCGGCTTCTTTTTCCGCTGCCGTCTTAGCTTCAGCTGCTGCCTTTTCCGCTGCAGTCTTAGCATCCGATGCTGCCTTTTGTGCTGCTGCTTTGTTCTTTGCGTCACGTGCATTTAGTAATCCATCACGTGTATTTTCTAAATCCGTTACTGCTTTTTTTGCTGCTTCTGTTGCTTCTTTAGTTTCCTTTTCTACTTTGGCAGGGTCAAACAATAAGTTTGAAACGGAATCCGTAAGCTTATTTCTAAGATTGCCAACTTTTGCAAAGGTTTCATCAGTAATAAATCCAGCCTTATTCAAGCCTTCGGTAAGCAAATCAACACCTGCTAAAAGAGCAGTAAGTGGTAACGAAACAAAATTTAAAAGTCCTTCTAAAATTGTCTTGTTTCTTTTAGCCGCATCTATCTGTCCTTGTGCCTGCGCTTCTGTTGTTTCCGCTGTTACTTTTGCTGTAAGTATTGCAAGGTCTAATGCTTCTAACTTTTTTTGCAGTATCTGTTCCTCAGTAAAACCTTGTCTTTTTAGTGATTCCTCCTGCTGACCTATTGCCTCAAATTGCTGTTTCGCCTGTGCAGTTTTTTCTTTTTGTATTTCAAGTTGTTCCTGTTCAGCATCCGTTACACCGTCAACTAAGGTCAATAACTCATCTGCATACACGATAGCAGTGGCAATGGCTGCACCAATTAAAAATATCGGATTTGTAAGTAGTGCCTTGCCAACTGAACCCAGTGCGCTGCCTATGCCTTGAATACCTTTGGTAATATCCCCCGGCTTTACATCACCAATGTTTTTCGCAAGCAACTTTGCACCTTCAGCAGCACCTTCAAAGTCAAGACTGGTAATACGTGAGGTAACAAGTCCAAGCGATCCACTAACACGTTCGAACGCACCACCTGCTTGTGTGCCTACTGCTTGCGCTGCATCCTGAATCTTATCTTTCAGTTCACCCGCTGCCGCACTCAGTTCACGATACTTTGCGCTATCGGGTTCTGTGTTGGCTAACTGCGCTTGTAACTCACGTAGCTGCGCCTTTAGCGACTTAGTAGAGGTTGCTACTTCTTGTTCAGCAGCTGCTACATTTTCAAATGACTGCGCACCGCTGTTGATTGCAGCATCTGTCGCTTGAATTTGAACAGTTAACTCTTTTAAGTTTTGTTCACTCTCGGTAGTGTCAATTACAAACTTCCTTACGATAGGTTCGGCCATTAGTATATAAGATTAGCGATTAGATAAATGAGTAAAAAGAATAAGAACGTGCGCCACGCATAGAGCGTAATAAACCATAACACACGCTGCCACTTCCGTAGTGAGTGATCATGTCGTAGTTGTGACTTAATACCTAGCTGCAAATAGCGCATTGTGTTTTTAATAGTATCCATTATGATATTTTACTTTGTTGATATTGTAATGATGCAGTTGTAATGATGTTTACAGGGAATGTACCACCGCCACCTACGGTCAAGAATAGCCTGTGCTTTGCAGCTACTGCCACGTTCACACCCACGGTAAATGTGAATGCGGTTGTGTTGACCGTGTTAAGTGCAGTTATTGCGCTTACTGCCGCAACACCCGCAATCTTAGTCATGGCAAATGAATACTGCCCTGTGGCGTAAGTACCTGCATTAGTATCCCAAATAGTTACATTCAATAGACATGACCACAATGTGTCATTAGGTAGCTCGATATGTTCATTAGTAACACCCTCTATGTAGTAAAAGGCATTACCCGCTGCTGCATATGAATCCTTTCTATGAAGTATAACGGTGCCTGATTGTGCCCATCCCTTTTCGATATAGCTTGAACCGTCACGAAATCCACCACCTAAGTGCATACCGGGTAGATTGGTATAGACGTTTTTGCCAAGTAGGTTGCTACCTTGTACGTTCTTGTACAACTCAAGCGTATTACCAACCGCTAACATGTCACGGTTACCAATCTCAATGGTTACGCTATCACCATTAATTACACTATTGGTGATTGACCTTGTTTGCTGTGCGGTCTTAGTTACACGAGGTGCTGGGTTAGTGGTAGTACCTGCTACGTTTGTATTTGGTCTACCACCGCTCGGAATGGTTGCCCAACAAATTGCCGTGCTTTCGTCCCAATTGTAACCGTAGCGTGTGCAACAATCTTGTGTAGCATCCACAGGGTCACCATTAGTATCTACAAAGTTTACTTCGCCGCCAACAGATATGGTTGAAGGCGTTGCGCTACAGTCTTCGACATCTTCAAGAAACTTAATCAGCTTAACCGACGTGCTTTCTTGCATGCCTACCTTATAGTCATTAATCTCAAGTATGCGCCAGTAACAATTCTCTATCCATATCTTGTCGCTAAATTGAAAGGTAAGTATGTCTTTAAGGTCAAGTGCAAAGCTTGCCTCCATAATGCGTCCATCAGGAGAATACAAAGCATTCATGTAAGTGCGCCAATACAGATTGAATAGGTTATTGTATGGATTGGTCGTTATACCATATGGCGGTACTTCAGGGGCCCAGTTCAAATCATAATCATATAAATCAGGATTAATTTCGCTGTAATGGTTTAGCAAAGCAATATTAACCTGATTCACAGTTGCACTGTCATCATCGTAAACAAAACTATTAAACGTGCCCGCATAGTATAAACATCGCATGCCCGGATTCACAAACTGCAATTGTTCATTGATGAACATAGGCATTATGATATCCGTGCCGTTAACAGGTGCGCATGGAGTGGATTGCGTTACAAGTTTTATGGATTGATCACCAATTGCAAAATCACTTGATTCAATATCAGGATTGACCGTGTAACCCACTACTTCATAATCACCGTACACGCGATTGACGTTCTTGTATACCTTGCTCAAAGTATCTTCACCTGCGGTGTACGTAAATTGAAACTTTGCTTTTTGCAAGTCAACCGTGCTGCTAATGGTAATGTCCTTTGATGTGTCAAGCTTTGATGTCCAGTCAAGAAGATTGCCACTACCTAGGTAACTATTTTGCGGTACTATCTGCACTCTGTTTGGGCGTGT